GTGTTAGCCTTACATACCTTCACTAAAAAATTCGATACCACGAAATATCTTGATGTGTATACTGCCAACGAAATCTTACATTATGAATTAGGCAGTAACAGCAATAAATCATCTCTCGACCTGGTCGGCAGCCATGAGCATATATTTGGTAGAGTACCTGTGACTGTATGTCCCGCCAATAATGAAAAGATAAGTGGCTTTCAGGATGTCATTTCCCTCTTTGATGCCTACAACGCTCTGAATTCAGATTTGGTCAATGAAATCGCCGATCACCGGAATGCTTACCTAGTAATTGAAAATGCCAAAATTGAGGAAGAAGATTTACTCAAGATGAAAACAATGGGGATTATTCAAGTGCCTTCAGGGGGCAAGGTAAGCTGGCTTACAAAGGAAATCAATGACTCGTTTGTGAAGAATGAACTGGATAATATAGAACGCAAAATATATGACATGATGGATGAAGTCAACTTCAATGAGAGCTGGGCCAGTAACACTTCATCTTTGGCACTTCGCAATAAACTCCTTAATCTTGAAAATCGAGTTGCCATGAGAGAAGCCTTTATGGAGAAGGTAATCAAGCAAAGGCTGAAAAATCTATTTGTGTATCTACTGAAAAAAGAAGGAAAATTCTATGACTACAGGGATGTGGCAGTAAAGTTCACACGAAACCTTCCGACCGATATGGTGGGACTTGCAGATGTCATTGTCAAAATAAAAGATATATGCTCCCAGGAAACCTTGCTTTCGTTATTACCATTTGTGGAGTCGCCTAAAATCGAGATTGATAAGTATAAGGCAGAGCGCATCAATACTGATACAACAAATAATTCTACGCCGGGTTCTAATGAAGTTATTGTCTAAATACACGTTGTAAGCCTTCAAAATTGTTGAGTAGGGTGAATATACCACTACTCTTTTTTAGTGCCTAGATTGGGTGATATATGCCACATAACGTTTGATATGAAAAGCCATGAACCCCTTGATACAAGGCGGTTTGTGGCTTTTTGCATAATAATTAATTTGCCCGTTTTTAGGGCGAGAGGAGGTGGGAATGATGTGGCAAGGTTATGCAAAGTTGAAAAGGAGGATCTAGGCTTTTGGATCAATGCTAAAGGAAAAATTGAGTATCACAAAAGATGTGCAAGGTGCAGTCATGAGTGCAAACAATCATATAGATGCTTAGAAGTTCTTTGTCCTAAGTATCAAAGGAGATAATTAGTTGTCCTGGGTATGACGTTAAACTGCTTAAAGCATAAAGCGTTTCTGGTTCTATGAGTTAGAAGGGCAAATTGAAAGGGGAATATATAAGTTATGACATTGGAAGAAGCGAAACAGTACATGGAAGACAACAAAGGTAGTGATGAGGTGAAAGCATATCTTCAGGGGCTAGTAAACGTTGAAGGCGTGCAGACATTCTTCACACAAAATGAGGATGGCAAGAGATGGCTGGATAGTGAACGAGACAAGCATCTAAACAAAGGTCTGGATACTTGGAAAGCCAACAATCTACAAAAGGAAATTGATAAAAAGATCCATGAACTATATCCAGAGGAAACAGATGAGAAGAAACAACTCAGGGAACTCAATGCCAAAATAGAAACGATGGAGTTTGAGAAACAAAGAGAAGTTCTGAAGAATAAAGCTCTTACGATTGCTGCTGATAAAAAGCTTCCTATAAACAAGATTGTAGATTTGTTCATTTCAGATAATGAAGAAGCCACTGTTGCTAATATCGGCAGGTTTGAAGAGATCTTTGGGGCTTCAGTTCAATCGGCTGTGGAAGAAAGACTTAAAAGTAATGGTTATACTCCACCCAATAATGGCGGTCAAAACACCCAACCACAAAATCTAAATGACGCTCTAAAGAACTATTATACCGACAAAAATAAAGGTTAAAATTGAAAGGGGATTAATTTATTATGATTACACTAGCACAAGCAAAACTCAACACACAGGATGCCATTCAAGCGGGGGTCATCGATGAATTCAGAAAGAGCTCATTCATATTGGACAATATGACATTTGATGATGCCGTTAGTCCTGGGACAAATGGAGCTACCCTTACTTATGGTTACACAAGATTGATCACTCAGCCGACTGCAGCATTCAGAACAATTAACAGTGAATATACGCCACAGGAAGTAACCAAAGATAGATATACTGTTGAACTTAAACCTTTCGGTGGCTCATTCCAGATAGACAGAATTATAGCTAATACAGGAGGACTCGTAGATGAAGTAAACCTACAGGTACAGCAGAAGGTAAAGGCAGCTAGGGCATTATTCCATGACACTATTATCAATGGCGATTCTGCAGTGGATGCTAATTCCTTTGATGGATTGAATAAAGCCATTACAGGTTCAAGCACTGAGTTTAACTCTGGGTCTTATATTGACCTTTCTACATCGGAAAATGTGGATACCAACTACAAGCAATTCCTCGACTTGCTGGATGAATTTCTATCCAATCTTGATGGCACTCCGACATTCCTTGGTGGGAATTCCAAGCTTATTACAAAAATTAAAGCAGTCGCTCGAAGGGCAGGTTATCTCACCCAAAGTGAAGATGCTTTTGGCAAGAAGGTCGATGCTTATGATGGGATTGTACTTGTTGATCTTGGCGCGAAGGCGGGAAGCAATGCTCCCGTCATTTCAATAGTGGATATCAGAAAACCAAACGGTACAGATACAGTTACTGGTTTGACGGATCTTTATGCTGCTAGGTTAGCCTTAGATGGTTTCCATGTGGTATCTCTAGCCAATCAAGACTTGGTCAAGATTTGGTTGCCTGACTTTGCAACATCGGGAGCAGTCAAGAATGGTGAAGTTGAGATGGTTGCTGCCGTGGCTCTTAAAGCGACCAAGAGTTCAGGAGGCATGAGAAATATTAAAGTAGTTTAAATGGAGGTAAAACGATGGCGAAGATATACAGCAATAATAAACAATATAATGGTATATCCGCTGGCGTAAACTTTGTAAATGGGGTGGGGGAGAGTAATCTTCTTCACCTTATTTCTTGGTTTCAGGAAAACGGATACACCATAGTAGATGATAAAAGAGGGCCGAGTATTTATGATTCTATGCCCTATAAGGAAATGACTGAGCTAGCTAGAGAACGTGGCTTTAATGGTATTGGCCTAAAAAAAGAAAATTTGATCAAAGCCTTAATTCTTTGGGATATAGAACACATAGCAGAAATAGAAACGGAGGAATAGCTAATGCTGGAAATCGCAAAGATGCTACTTGAAATTGAAGCAAGCGATATATCTAAGGATGGAATTCTAAATCATTTTATCAATCAAGCATTAAAGTCTGCTCTCGCTTACTGTAATGTGACGGAATTACTGCCAGAGCATGATGGTACTATCACAGATTTGGCGGTTTACTTCTACAAAAATAGAGACAGCTTAGGTTATAAGCAACAGGTACAGGGAGATCGAAGCGTCACGTTTGAAGGAGGGGGTATTCCTGAATATATAAAATCGGCTTTACCGCTTCCCAAAATCAAGGTCGGGTGTTGAGGATGTTCTATGATGCCAAGATCGAAATTTTGCAAAGTCCAGAAGACATACCCATTAAAACTATTGATGTAGATGTTCAACCGTATTCTGGGTCGGTAGACTTTGATTATGGATTGTCCCTAGAAATATCAAAACGAGTGTTTTGTGATGCTGATACAGAAATTAGTGAACAACTGTATTGTAGGATTGATACTGTTTATTACAAGGTTATGGACATCAAGGGATGGAGTGACCACATGGAGATTTTCCTTTATGAGTGTAAAAGGCAGGTGGTTTAATGAAAAGAACAATCGATGAAATGATCGACTTCTTCTTGTTTGAAAAGGGAGAGGACGTACTGCTTAATAATATCGCTTACAAAGCAGTGGTACTCGACGCAAACGAAAAAATAAATAGGGATAACGATAAAATCATCCACTGCAAAGTTGAAATAAAGACTGGAGACATCGTTGAATACGATGGCCGGAAATACATAATTACTAGTCAGATTGATAATAACCAAAATTCCTTCTGCGGTAGGATGAAGCAATGTAACTATAGAATAGCTTTCAATTTCACTGGTAACGTAAAGTGGTTTGATGCCTTAATAGAGACTAAAGTCATGGATATTGATACAAACAAATATATGAGTCTTGCATCAGGAACTATAAAAGTCAGCTTACAGGACAATGCCGATTCACGAGATATAGCAATCACCAGTCGGTTCCTCAATACAGCCAGGGCATGGCAAGTTAATGGAATTGATAAAGCAAGCCTTGGATTGATCATACTAACCTGTGACATGGAATTAATAGAAGCCAGTGATGACGTAAATTCGGAAATTGCTAACCGTTGGCAATATGAACTGACTCATACATATGTTTTAAGCATTGGAAACGGTGTTTCTATGAATGTATCGTTAAATGATATAGCCCAGTTGAATATAAGCATTACAGATAACGGAATTGCTATGAATCCACTTCCAGCGTTGACATATATGTCGTCAGATTCAAGTGTGTTAGCAGCTGACAATACCGGCAAACTTATGGGAATAAATCCAGGCACAGCTACGGTTACATGTCAGATGACCTATGAGAATACAATTCAGGGTACAATCGATATTACCGTAGTTGAAATTGTCAGCCATGTATACACCATCGGCATTACAGGAAGTCCAACAGTTAAACTAGGGCAGAGCCAGAGTTATGTTGCACATTTTTACGATAACGGCACAGAGGTTTTCGATAAGCAGGCAATTTGGACGATTAGAAATCAAGATGGAAGTACTTCCCCTGCCTATGCCACCATTACAACAAGCACAGGAAATAGCGTTACCATTAAAGGAAATAGTAGCAGCACATATGTGAATCGCTATATGGTGCTAACAGCAACACTGTCGGATGATGCGACAGTATTTAAAGAATTCATAGTACAGCTAAAGAGTCTATTCTAATAGAAATCCAAATGGGGCTTGCCGAAAGGTAAGTCCTTATTTTTTATGGGGAGGAATCAAATGATTAACGAGGCTAAAATTAATTATCAGATGAGTTTACATATATTAATGATGCTTATGCGTGAAAACCTGATCAGCGAGAAGGAATTTACGGCTATAGATAATGAGAATAGAAAGTCATTTTTGACTTGATTAGTTGCCCACGCAATTGTATCATGTCACCACAAAAGGAATATATAGGAAAGAGAGGCAGGGCTCAATGGCTAATGCAACAGCAAAGAAGGTTGTCACTGTAATTCCAATAAAACCACTAGAAGTGATTAAAGGTATACCTGAAAATTCTAAGAAAAGGGTAGCCGCTTATTGCAGAGTCAGCACCGATTTGAAAGAACAGGAATCGAGTTTTGAATCACAGGTAAAGCACTTTACTGATACCATTGCTAGAAGATCAGATTGGGAACTGGTTGATATTTATGCAGATGACGGGATCTCAGGAACTACTACAACAAAGAGAACTGAATTTCTAAGAATGATTAATGAGTGTATGGCTGGCAAAATAGACATGATTATTACAAAATCGATTTCAAGGTTTGCTCGAAATACCGAGGACTGCTTACATTTTGTAAGGAAGCTAAAAGACAAAGGAATAGCGGTACATTTTGAAACGGAAAATATTAACACACTTGGTGCTGGCGGTGAACTTTTGCTAACAATTCTTAGCGGGATGGCACAAGATAGTAGTAGAAACCAATCAGATGTTACAAAATGGGGAATTCTAAGACAGTTTGAAAGTGGGAAAGTGATAGTCAATACAACAAGGTTTCTCGGCTATGATAAAAATGAAGATGGAGAACTTGTGATAAATGAAGAGCAAGCAGAACTGGTTCGCAGGGTATTCAGAGAATATCTTGATGGTAAAAGCTATACTTCCATTGCCAAAGGGTTAATGAAGGATGAAATAAAAACTGTGATAGGGAAGCTGAAATGGTGGGATTCAACAATATGCGGGATGTTACAAAATGAGAAATATTATGGAGCCGCACTTTTACAAAAAACTATAACTGTTGATTTTCTCACTCATAAACGCAAGGCGAATAAAGGTCAAGCACAGCAGTATATGGTTAATGACAATCACCCACCGATCATATCCAAAGAGATATTTGACAAGGTTCAGGATGAGAAGGAACGCAGAGCATTGCTCAAAGGAAATCTCGTGGGCGATAGGCATAAATATAGCAACAAATACCCTTTTAGCGGCAAAGTGTTTTGCGGTAACTGTGGGAATATTTTTAAGAGAAGGCAGTGGAACAGCACCAATACATCAAAGAAAGTTGTATGGCAGTGCAAAACCTACATAATGGACGGTAAGGGTGCCTGTGGAGCCAAGGCTGTTGATGAGATTGTTTTGATGGATTCATTTGTCCGGATGTTTAATGGGATCTATGAAAACAAGCAAAGCTTTATAAAAACACTGACAGAGAATATCGAGATGATTATTTTATTAAAACCAGACATTAAAGAAATAGAAACTTTGGATAATCGGATTGAAGAATTGAAAACTGAGTTGAAGAAGCTCATCCGGCTTCAAGTGAATAATAACGTCGATTATGAGGTCTATAATGAGGAGTACAAAAGCATATCTGAAGAACTGGGGGAAGTACGAAAGAAAAGGTTGGAGCATGATAAGGTAAACGACTTAAAGGATCAGATGAAGCTAAGGTTTGATGAAATCATACAGACAATAAATAGCAGGGATTCACTGCTCGAAGAATTTGATCAAGAAATATTTAATGCGTTGGTAGAGAAAATTGAAATTCTCTCACCAGCGCATTTTGTTTTCGAGTTGAAAAGTGGGTTGAGGGTGGATGAAATCTCGGGTTCGACAGTCAAAAGTTGTCACCCCATAAATAATGATGTTTCGAGGGTTCTCTCAGGCGGAAATCTCAAATATATCACAGATCACTTGGATGGGGATTGCTTACCGCTTCCAGGAGGGGAAGGTCATTGTTAATCACAATAGATTCCTGAGCTATACCAAGTATTTATTGCAAATTGTCGTTATTTGTCTTAAAATGAGATACAGAGAGTTTATTTGTCTGGATAGATTGTACAAAAATAGCAGAAAAGTAACTAGTTGGAATGATGGGAGGACTATTTTAATGGAAAAGACAAGTGAGCCACATCAATTGATATCAGTAAATCTTGAAGGTTTGGTTTTCTCAGATTTCATACTTCCAGCCGATAGTTCAGCTGGAAAGGGACTATGTACAACAACCAAATATTTAAGTCATCAACCAAGGGCTCTGCTTGAGGAGTCTATTGTTAAGTTGTTTAAGGTGGCATTTGATATTGACATTAAAACTTGCACTAAGGAGGAGTGGACCGAAAGAATAACAATGGAAGGTGGAGCACTTAAACAGTGGCAATCATTTATAAAGTAA